GATGAGATGGTGTAGCCCTGCGGAATGAGTTGCAGCCGCGCCTGGTGCACTAGCTGACAGACGGCGAATGTGTTGTCCGGCCCGCCGTTCGGATCGTCGGCGTATAACCAGTCGGCCAGGTCTCGCCGCGTCATGCCGTCTGGCCGCCGCGCCAATATCTCGACCAGCCGCCGGCGCTCGCGGCCAGTGACCCGCAGCAACGGCGGCAACTCACGGCCGCACTGCGGACAGATGCTCACAGCGCCGGAATGATGGAAATGATGTTGGCCGGATTAATCGGCATCGACAGATGCAGCGTCGTGATCGAGACTTCCCATTCCGGATTGTCGCAAAGTACCTTGGCATATTGCGGATTGATCCAATCGCCGGGATGCAAAATGACCGAATTGGTGATCGCCTGCACCTCGTAGGTGTTGCCGAGCCGGGCATAAGCCAGCGAAATGGTTTTCTGTTTAGCCATTGCCCGCAATCTCCTCGATCGCGTCGGCAATGCGGCGCAGATCAATCATGACATCGGCAACCAGCTCGGCCAGCTCGGAGCTCGGATGGCCCGGACGCAGCGCGGCAACGACATTGCGCAATTTGGCGCGCAATTCGTCATCGGTCATTCTGCGCATATCGCGCGACATTTTCCGCATGATGCTTGATGACGGCGGTGCGGCCGGACGGCGTGTAATACTCGCGAATGAATATGCCGGTCGCCAACGACAGCGCATGCATCGCCTCGCGCGTCGATTCGGCGCCGACATCGGCGATGATGCGACTGGCGATCTCGCGCACGCGCGCGACGCGGCTTTCAACGTCCCAGGCTTTCTCGCTCATGGACAACACTCACTGATCGCGCTGGCGGCGTTCGCGGGCCTCGTCGACGGCGTCGAGCATGGCGCGGGCCAGGTCTTCGATCTCGTCGTGCGACAGAACATCGACGCCGAGCTGTTCGAGCCATCGTTTGGCGGTCATGACGGCAATCAGATAATCGCGCTCTAACGCCATCAGCGCCGCCACAGCTCCAATTCGGCCTCGATCTCGGCGCGGCTCTGCGTGCGCGGGTTAACCGGCGCATCGGCTTCGACGCAACCGGACAGCATGCGAACGCCTTTGTCCGACAGCCGCCAATGACCGCGATCGTCGGTGAATTCGATCAGCCCGAGCCCCAACAATTGATCGAGGCGTTTGCGCCACGCCTGCTGTTCGGCCCATGTCATGACATGACGCATGGAATGATTATTGTCGAAACAGAGGCGACCTGCAAACAAATTCAATCAGACCGATCTTACAGAGTTGATCGAGCTGATGATGCCACTTGTCGCGCCATGTCATAGAAACAATCCTATTCAATGCCAGACCCGGCCCAATCCGCCGAGCAATTCCGATGCGATCCAGAACGCGATCGCCGCCCAGCCCAGATGAAAGCGCCCGCCCGGCACATTGAATGTCGCCAGCACGGCGCAGACAAAGCCGAAACACAGCAGGATCAGACCGATATTTGCCATTGTCAGACTATCCATAAGATGACGCCCCAAGCGATCAGAGCGCAGCCAACAAGCAGCAAGATCCAGACCAAGGGCGAATTTATTTCGGAATGCTCGCGATCAATGCGGCCGATAGCGAACAACGTAATGACAAGACCGAGAATAATAGCAACGGCGCCGCCCAGACTCATGCCGGCGGCTTGGTGCGCTCGTGCACGATCTGACGCATTTGCGTGCCATAGCGGTGATAGACGTGAATCGCGCCGCCGCCGATGATGAAGCCAATAATACCCGCAACGATCAACATTGGGCATCCCTATGATTGTCCCGGTGGCACGATAAAACAGCGGATTTCTTTCTTGCCGTCTTGATAGCGAAAACAGGCGTGATAGCGCGCATCGGGCGCGAACGGCAAAGCGCGTGAATACGGCACGAACTGCTTGAGCGCCGGCTCGCCGATCTCGCGTGGCGTGATTGTGACCTGATAGCCGTCCTTGACCTCGGCGACCGCGTCGTCCGGCAGCACCGTGCAGTCGGACGGGCCGCAGCAGAATTGATTGCTAGATGGATCGGTCAACGCCTTGTCGGCGATCCATTGCTCGGCGTCATGCGCCAAGACCAGCGCGGCCAGGACGAGAAATTTCACTCGCTGACCAGCTCAAGCTCGCATTCGCAATTCGGGTGCGGCGGCGGCGCGTCGCCGGCATCACCAAAATCGGCATCAAGATCGATCTCGCCCATCGCTTCGGCAGCCTCGCAAATTGGACACGGATTGTCGGCGGTGCGCCACGCCTTCTTTAATTTGGCGCCAGCTTTGGCGGCTTCTTTGCCGGCGGCCAATGCGCCGGCATTTTGTGCCATCGAGATTTCGGTGCGCGCAATCATTTCGGCGCGGTAGTCGGTGAACAATCCGGCTTGCTCGATGCGGTCGGCAAACGTGTCGACGGACCAATTTGATGCCAGCGCTTGTGAAACCAGACCGCGGAGCGCGTCCGTAGTGGTGGCATTGAGGCCATCAATAAGTTCACCGGCGCGTTTATCCGCGTAGTCGACAGCAAAAGCGCGCGCCGCATGGTCGATAGCCGCCGGGTCATCGAGATCAATCAAGGCAGCGATCTGGTTGACGGAGCCCGTAGCCGATGCCGCAGCTGCGCCTGCCATCGCATTTCGAAGTCCTCTCTCGGACTCGATGCCACCAAGCTCGACATCGTCGTCCGCTTTAGCGAGGTGGGCTCGGGCGGCACATCGGTTGGCATAATCGTGGATGACTTTCTGCCGCTGCCGCGCCAGAAGCTTGCGAGCAATGTGAAAAACCGCGGTCGCATGGCTAATATCGAAAGGGCATGCGCGCGAGCCGCCTTGACCCGCGCGCTTTATCAAGCACGGTATCGTCGGTGACCATTTCGAACGGCACCGCGGCGCCACCGATCGAGAATTCCGGCAGTTCTCCCGCTTTGTGCCGCGCCCACAATTCGGGATCCTCGATCTTGTAGCCGGCGATCCAACCGACCAGATCGTCGTCTTGCTTGAGACCGAATGCTTTCATGTATTCCGGCGTGGTCAGAAACGACATCACCAATTTGCCGGTGCCTTTGCGCGCGTGCATCTCGCCATGCTGGCGGGAATCGAGCATGTAATTGATCACCGCGTTTTCCAATTCGTCGATCGGGATGATGTCGCCCTGCTTGTCGACGATGTAATTCTCGCCCTTCATGACGACAGACGCCCAACCGAAGATCAGCTGCTTGTCGGCGTCGGCTTTCTTGATCGTCAACGGCAGCCGCCAAGCCTTGGCGCGATAGCCGTGCGCTTGGGTCTGCTCGGGCGGCGGGATCTCACGGTTCTCGCCGGGCGGCGATTGCTGCGAGCGCTCGCTCTCGGATTCGACGGCGACGAAAGCACGTTGCTGGCGGCGGTATTTCTTGTCGCCTTTCTTGCCGCCGTTTCCGGCGACATGCACCGATTGTCCGGACGGCTGCGCCTTGATCAGTTCGGCAAACAATTTGGCTTTGTCAGATGGATGGCTCTGCCGCCAGATGCCATAGCATTTGCCGAGCGCGGCTTGCTGGTCGCGCCCTTCGCCCATCACCTCTTTGACGCAGCGCGAAACGAAATGGCCGCGCTCTTCCCCTTTGTTTGGTGTCGGCATATATTCCCTTTTAGGCTAGCTGTCAGGAAGGCTTCGGAAGCGATGCCGTTTGGACCGGCGCGGTTGCAACGCGCCGGCCCCTTCATTTTTAGGTGGCCTACATTCACCGCAAAACCTGACCAAACAGAATAAGCAGCGCGAACACCATTGCCAGCACCAGCATCCACCAGATCATGTGTTTCAGAACTTCACCACTTGACCGTTGATGGTGAAGCCTTCATCGCCGGGAATGCGCGGCGTCGTATCGAACTGCCGCACCGCGGCGAGAAACTCGCGATCGCTCGGATCGAAGCGATTACGCGCCGGTTGTGGCGGTGGCACATAGAGATCGATAATGGGCTCGGGGATCGGCGTTTCACCGCGACGCACGCGCAGCTCGTTATGCGCGCGCCGAAACATCGGCGACAGTTTCGGCCAATTGGCTTCTTCGTAGGTCTTGCCGTGGATGGCGCGCTCGCGGGCATGACGATCGGCGGCAATCTCGGCGCCGGGGCGGTCCGAGACCACTTCGACCAGGCGCGGCACATCTTCGGTCTTTTCCAGTTCGTGCAATAGCGCATGCTCGCCGTCGCGATGCAACGCATCCTTGAGCTCCTCGATCGGCGCGGTGAAGTTAAGCGCCATCGCGCGTCTCCTTGATGCGCTTGGCTAACGCGCCCATCAAGACTTTCATCAATTGCGGGCGCTGCAATTGCCGCACTGCGGCCGGTTTTGATTTATCGCCGTCGTCTTCGATGTCAGGAAAGCCGGCGGCATCGCGAATGTAATGCTCCAAATCGTCGTCGGGAAACATCGGCATGCCGGCCATCGCCAAGTTTTTAATAAAATCGCCGAGCAGTTCGAGATCCATGCGCTGCGGCATGTCGGGCATCAATTTCGGCATCAGTTTCTCGTCGATACCGTTCAAGCGCCACAGCCGTGGGATGGCGTGGCGATTGAACACTTCGGCGAGCGAATCGAGCCAGCCTTCGACGGCGGCATAAAACATGTCGACTTTGATATAAGCCAGCGATTGCGTGCCTCTGATCTGATGACCCATCAGCACAAAATCGGCCAATGCCGTCATCAGAATGTTGAGCGTATAGCGATCGATCACTTTGCCGGTGTCGAGCGTCTGCCGCGCGCCTTTCGGTGTGATCAATTGCAAATCGTATTGCGGCACCGAGGATATTTTACCTTCCGAATCCTTATAAGGATTGCTGGGTATCACCGCGCCCATCTGCTCGTTGATGCGCATGCGGGTAACGATGTCACGATAGGTCTTATAAGCGCGCTGCGCCGCAATGACGTCGGGATCCTTGGTGTTGGTCGAGCTGGCTTTCTCGATCAGCTCCGACGGAATCTTGATGCAGGGAAAACCGCCCATGCGCTCGAATAAGATCGCTTCCAATTCCTCGAGCCGCTTGATGAAATAATACGAGCGATAGGCATTGCGCAGGATCGAACGGCCTTCCGGATTGTTCTTGTGCTGCATCGGGCGAAACAGCAGCACTTTCTCGATCGGAATATCGATTAAGTTGCCGACATAGGGTTGCTGGGTGAAACCATCGATCTGGCCGTTTTTGTCAAAGAACCACTTGAGCACGGTTTCCTGGCCGCGGATCGGCAAGCGGCGCCAGCCGATGCGACCGTCGTTGTATTTCGAGCCCGGCACTTCGTCGTCTTCGCCATTGGCGGCGTCGGCGAACTTGGCTTGCGGGATCGCATCGAATTGCGGGCCGAGCCGGCGCTTATAGACCAGCTCATGGATCGAATAGCCGAATGTCAGCATCGACAAGCATTCGGTGACGAAATCGTCCCAGGTGTGGGTCATGTCGTCGCGCAGCGAATCGACAAACTCGGCTTCGGCTTGCGCCGCGGAAGAATCATCGCACGGCTCGACCCGCCATTCGACTTTGCGGATCGCTTGCATGATCGAGAACAACAGCGTGCCGATCACCGCGTTGTTGTCGGCCATCTCGCGGTAGGTGCGCGCTGCCTCCTGGCCGGTCAGCTCGCGTAAATATTCCTCACGGACCCAGCCGCCGAACTGGCGCAAGCCATACGAGCCGTAGTCCTGAAATAGCATGCCATAGTCGAGTTCCGGCGCGCGCCAGCCGCCGCTCGCATCCGTCGTCGGATCGAGCGCTTTGCGAATGGGCGTCGCTTCGTCGGCCATGATCAATATTCCAGTGCGGTGAGCACGGCTAACAAACTGACGAACACGATCGCCAGCGCAATCATCATCAAATTGAAGCGATCAAACACCGACCAAATAATCGCGCAGCGCGATCGTCGCCTGCGCCATGTTCATACCGGTGCGATAGAACAGCGAACCGAGCGGGCCGTCCTGGCTGATGACGCTCTCGTCAAATTCGGCATAGCGCTTGGCATGGCCGCAAATGCAGCACTGCCACGATCGCATCGAGAACACGTCGTCGTCGAACAACGTGCCATAGGTCTCGACGCCATCACCAAGTTCGTGCAGCTCACCGCGTTCTAACTTGCCAAGCACTTTGATCAGCGCGTCGCGCTGCGACGGCTTAATGCGGAGTTCTTCGGCCGAGCGGAAATTCGGTGCAAGCATGGCGTGATCTCCTCATTGTCCCGGGATGTTGCGCGGAATGCCGAAGAAATACGGTTGCACGATCGGCGGCTCGGGCTCGATCAGCATCAATTCGGTCAGCGCCCAGACCATCGCGTCGAGCCGGTCCGGCGACGGATCGCTCGATAGCGGCTCCCAAGTGCACAGCTGATCTTCCAGCTCGGCAAACGCCGCGCAATGACTGACTTTGCCCTGTTCATAAAGCGCCGCGATCGGCTCGGCACGCGCCTGCTTGGAATGGCTGGCATAGACGATCTTGAGCGGCGCATTGACATAGACGGTGCGCAGATTTTGCCGCACCAGATCGCCGCCCTGATTGCCTTCGGCGATGATCTTGTCGGCGCCGTGCTCGCGCCACGCTTTCATCACGCGCGTCGCCCATTCGTGCGGCGTGTAGCGGCCGGAATAGTCGGCCAACACGTAGCCGCGCTTGTCCCAGCCAATGCCGGCAACCACGATGCCGGTCAGCGACGAGGTGACCTTGGTCGACACCGCCGGATCGACGGCGACGACAGTGCGGGCAAATTCACGCGGCGGTTCACCGCGCGCGCGCTCGATGGTCTCGCGGGTCCATAACGCGCCCTCGGCTTCCTCGATGACGTCGCCAAGCAGCTCCTGGCGGCCGAGCCTTGTGCCTTCATATTTCGAAATGATGTGCGAGAAAAACGACGCCGCGAGATTCGGTCTATTCTGATAGGTCGAGGCCTTGGTGATCACGCAAGTCGGCCGCTCGCCTTTGGATTGGCGGATCAGTTCGCGAATGAGCGGGATCGGCTTCGGCGTCGTCGAGATCATCGCCTGCGGATAGGGCCCCACCCGCAGCCCGAACATGGCATTGTCCCAGGTTTCCGACGCGCTGTCGCGCAATTTGGAATGCGGCCACGACGCCAATTCATCGCACCACAGCGCGTCGTGCTGCGGGCCGCGCAGCCGTTCCGGTTCTTCGGCGGTATAGACGGTGGCGGTGGCGCCGCAGGCCCAATGCAATTGCCGTTTCGACGGCTCGTAGACTGGCCGTCCCATCGCATAGCCCTTGTTGGTCAGATCGAATTCGAATGAATTGGCGAGAATGCCGCTTGAGCCTTCGACCATGACCTTGCGCGCGGCATCGGTCGTCGGCGCAATCAAGCCGATATGGCGATAGCCGGCCTTGATCTTCTCGCGCACCCATTCGACGCCGGCGCGGGTCTTGCCGGCACCGCGGCCGGCCATGAACAGCCAATATTGCCAGTTGCCGGGCGGCGCCAATTGTTCCGGCCGCGCATGATTGCGCCAGGTGTGCTGCCATTCGTCGAGCAACCCGAATTTATGTAATACAGCAATATAGCCGTCGCGCTGCGGCTTATCGAGCTGCGCGAATTTGGCGGCGTGCAGCTGATCGAAGCCCTTGAGCAAACGCTTAACGCTCCGCGACTTGCGCTCGGAACCGCGCAGATAGGCCGCCACCGAGATGCCTGTGAGCCGAGCGCTTTTAAGGAGCGAGTGCTAGGCAGCCGGCGGCAAACTCGACCCGCGTCAGCTGGCCGAGCATCGAAAAAAACGCCACTTCGCGTTCGCTTGACGTCAATCCGTGAAACGTGCCGATCAGACCTTTGAGCGGCCCGGATTTCGGCGTTACCCGCTGGCCGGCGCGAAAGCCGCGGCGCAGCGTGATTACGCCGTCCGGGTTCTCGCGGCTCTTGATCTCGTCGATGATGGCGTCGCGGACCAAAGCGGGCTTTTCGTCAGTCATGAATAGATCATCGACGCCAAGCGTCGAGCCGATCGCGTACCAATTCGGACAGAATAGCACAAAGAAATAGCGGCCAAACAGATACGAAACGACGAAGCGCTTACACCCGCGAATGATGCGACGCTCACGAAACAGCGGAAAATAACAAACAAACCCGGCGGCCGACAGATGGCCGCGGGCAAATGATTGCTTGCCGTGTTCGGCTGTAGCAACCAGCCAATCAGGCATTTTGACAATTCGACCTTTCGCTAAAGCGGAAATTCAGCCTGATTCGCCGTCGAGGTCAAGCCGTCCCGTCGTCTAATGTGCCTTCGACCGGCAGCTCGGCCGAAGCCGCCGGCGGCTCGGGATCGTATTTCGGTGGGTCGGGAACTGGATCGCCGATGCGAACGGGAGAAAGCGTCAAGAGCGGCGGTCGATGCTTGAGCGCATCGGCCAATTGATCGAGCAGTCCCTTCACCGCCTCGGCGGCGCCGTCCTGGTATTGGGTGCGATCCGGTTGCGGCGTTTGCAGCGTCACTGACCGGTAAGTCGGCGATTGAAACGGCGCCAGCCAATGCCCGACGGTGCAGGCATTCATGCCCCAGCGCTCAAACTGATTACGAATCTCGGCATTATCTGCGGCAAAAAACCCCGGGTTTGGATTGCCGTCGGCGCCAACCGGCTGATAGTGCGACGCGACGCCGACGAACAGGTGCATGAAATCGTCGAGCACCTCTTTCGCCAGCTTGCGGCCCTTGGCGCGCGCTTCGGTCAGCTGCGCCTCAGCGGCCAGCGCTTTCTGCATTTCGTTACGCTGCGTCGACTTATTGCGACTGCCAAATGGTCGCGGCATCTGGCCTATCTACAATATTTACCGACGATTCGTTAGAGCGGGGTGCCAGTCGATTTGCGCTCCCGGCGCGGCATTTCCGCCAGCGCCCGCATCGCCATGACGATGCGGCGATCCCCGGCAATGCCGACCATCTCGGCGTCAGTGGGCCAGCGCAACCGCATATTGTCGCCGAACACCAGGATCGAGCGGCATTCGGTGCAGATGGTGACGTCGCCGCTTGTCGGCTTGGCACGCGGTCCAATAGCCGTAGCCGCATCAAGTCGATAGCCGCAATTCGGACACTGGTCCGGTTTGAGCCAATTGCTGCGCGGCCATTTCATTTGGATTGTAGCGCGGCGTCGATCATCTGATGCCACATATCGAGCGGCGCTGTCCCGGCATAGAACGATGCCATCATCTCCGGCGTTGGCTCGCGCATCGCTGCAATAGCGGCGCGGGCCATGCTCTCATAATCGGTCCAATCACCATTGGGATCATCTGATGAGCGAATGACCCGTGCCACCCGCTCGACCATCGACATCTGTCCAGCTTCCATCATGGCATCAGTGGGCTCTCGCATCGCCGCTATCACGGCACGAGCTGCCGGGATGAATGGTTGCCAATCAATCGACTCATAATCAGCGCCGGCATTATTGACGCGCCACAAGACCCGCGCCAAGCGCGCAACCATGTCAGTCATCGGCTCGAACCGGCCCATGCCGGCATAGATGGTCATTTTTTCTTCGCCGGCTTGGCTTTCTTTGCCTTGGTCAATCCGACTGCGATCCGCGCTTGATAGTCCTGATGCGCGGCAATGGCGCGATCGATCTGGTCGTTGAGCTGACGCATGCGGCTTTCCGGCTGTTCGAGCATACCGAGAAAAGCATGTAGCCGGTCGGTAGTCGCTTGCAGGGTCTGAATCAGCCGTTGGATGCGACTGGTTTTCTCGGCCAAATCATCGGCATCGTTGGTCATCGTACTCCCGGATAATGTTGGGCGCAGCGCGCGCTATTGTGCGGGTTCGGCATGCTCACGACTGCATTCGTCGCGTTGATGGTAGCCGCGATATTGGCGCAAACCATCGGATCCATGGCGCCCGTCGCATAGGTAACGAGCTGACACGAATCGGCGCTGATGCACAGTCTAGCAGTTATCAACAAGTACGTGATCACGCCGAGCTTGCGACTTCCGCTTCGGCCTCGGCCGCGGCCGTATCATCCAAGGCGCCCTTGCAATAATCGCGAATGTCGCCAATCAGCGTCTTGAGCTTGTCGCGCTGGACGCGCAGATCCTCTTCGGCTGCGGTCAGCCGCGCGATCTCTTCGCGCATCGTGGCAATCTCGTCTTCGCTTGGCATCTTGTCGGGCACTACCACGGCGATCGGCTCCTGGGCTTCCTTGGCTGGCATTTCGGTCATATCGGTCATTCGCTTTCCCTCCGGTTGAAATATAGGCCGAGCAGGCGCGCAGATAGCGGCCGCTGCCGGGACAAGCGGCGCCATTGCCGCTGCCAAGCATGACGGCTGTGCCGATAGCGCAGATAGCCGAACGTCTCGGCGAGCGCGAACCCGCCAATGAAGGCCACCCAGGCGACGACGACGATCTGCTTGAAATCCATGCGCCCGACTCAACACCAAACAAACCAAACTTGCCATAAAAAAACCCGGGCTGTCGAGGCCCGGGTTTGGCTAGTTTTGGCAGGAAGCTTTGGGAGTTCATTGACGCTCCGCTGATTCGCCCGTTGCAGTCAATAAAAAAAGGCCCCGGCTCGAATGAGACGGGGCCTTCCAAAGGTTTAGACCAAGCCCGATGACACGGTGACCGTGATGTCGGCCGGCAGCTCGGTGTCGAACGCGCTCTTGCGCACATACAACGTGCCGATCTGGGCGCCGGCATCGATCGTCAAAGGTGTGCGGTTGCTATTAACTTGCATATAGCGCACCGCGCCCTTGGTCTCGCGCTCAAGCACGAAATGGGCCTTGAACGACCCATTCGCCTTGGCCGCGGGTTTCTTCTCGGACATATCAGACTCCTTCTTTTGAAAACCGGCCCGATCGGACCGGGGACGGGAATGATTCCCCTCCGCAATGCAGCGCCGATTGAGAAACGCTGCAAAGCTGGAACGGATCATTGAACTTGATCGATTGTCGGCTTGAGCGCGGCGCACCAGTTCACCTTGCCCATCGCCCCGACTTCCAGATTGACCGAATACAGAGCGCGCATGGCCTCTTGGTCGGTCAGCATTCTGCCATAGAACCGCACTTTATCCATGAGCTTGTCGGAAATCGGCGCGCACACTTCGTTGTAAACAAACGGCGTGACGATCGCCTGATTGTCGACCGGTGCATCGATCGCACGCGCCGTGCCGAACGACAGCAGGCACACCAGCACGGCCATCGCCATTGTTTGCATTGTCATTGTCAGACTCCTGTTTTTGTGGAACGCCCGGGATTGGATCGCTCCGAAATGCAGCGGGCAGTCAAGACCGCTGCAAATCTGGAACGTACCGTCATTTTACTTGTCGAAACCGCGATGCACGCGCCAAGCGTGCCACAGCATCTGCTTGAGCACCTTGCGCTCGGCCTTGCTCTTCGAGTTGCGAGAGAGCAATCGAAGCGTGCGGGCGATCTCGCGATAATTGTACCTAGACATATCAGACTCCTGTTTTTTTGATTTTGGAACGTCCGGAATGGATCGCTCCCGAATGGGCTATCGAACGCCGATAGCCCAGACGTGGAACGCACCGTTTACTTTTTCGCTGCGCAATAGTGCTTGTAACCGTCGTGCTCAACGACGGAAAATTTCAAGCCGCGTGCCGCGCAAGCGTCGCGCAGCACCCCGATATTGAGCCGCTTGCCGCCGAGCAGTTTCAATTGGTCGGCATTCGACACGCCGCCCTTCTTCTGCATCGCGGCGACAACCGTGTCGATCCGCGACGCCCGCTTGGCAGAGCGTTCCGCTTGATTGGGCCGTGGCGCTTTGACCGTGTCGGTCTTGGGCGCCTCTTTCTGCGGCCGACCAGCCTTGAACGCCAGCGCCTTCTTATGCTCGGCATCCGCCGCCGCCTTGATCGAAGCGTTAAGCTCATCGCGCAACGGCTTCTTGGCATCGGCATTGACGGTCGATGATGCTTTGGTCTCGCGGGCAACACGCAACGCCGTCTCTTTCTTGCCGGTGCGTTTCTCGCGCAGTTCGTTGACCCGTTGCATACCGCTCTTGACGGTCTGCTTGATCAACGCTGCACGCGCGACCGGCGTGCCCGGCTTGTTGGTCTTGAGAAAAGCCGGGATCGAAAGATCAGCCGGGATAGCGGATTTTTTGACCGCGACCGCAGCTGCCGCTGGCATCGTCTTGCGTTTAGACATTTCAGACTCCTGTTTGTTGTTTGACCTGATCATCAGCGTGCGGAGGTCATCCCGCACGAACGGCAGCAATGCGCTGCCGTTTCACTGTACATAAACAGGAGGAGTCTGCATGGGCGACGCTCGCGTAAGATGCGAACGCCCAAGGGGTCCCGGCCGTATCAAATCCCGTTATCGTGCCACGCGGGGCATCCGGGCTGGCGAGGATGGCGCGCTCGATCTGCTGTGCATTGCCCGGTTTTCGGGTTGCGTAAGCGACCTTGTGGAGGGGTCGCATCGAGCGGTGAACCGTCGTCCTATATGGACGATCCATTAACTAGTATAGCCATTTTATTGGGAATGTCAATAATAATAGGCATGGTATAACCGCTTGATCCGGTTGACGAATTTCGGCTGACCCGTGCCGGTAGCGGGAGGCTCGCGAATCAGCGCATTAATGCGGGCATGAAAAAACCCAAGCAACGCCCATGGCCCGCCGACAAGATCGTGCATTGGCCGCTTTCGCGCATCCGCCCTTATCCGAACAACCCGCGCAGCCATTCGCCCGAGCAAGTCGCGCAGATCAAGACATCGATGGCCCGCTACGGCGTTACCGCCCCGATCCTGGTCGATGAAGCGGGCGAGATCATCTATGGTCACGGCCGCTTGCTGGCGGCGCAGAGCCTTAACTATGAGCGCATGCCGGTCGTGATCGCGCGCGGCTGGTCCGACGACGACAAGCGCGCCTACCGCATCGCCGACAATCAATTGGCGCTCAATGCCGAATGGGATTACCCGCTGCTATCGAGCGAACTGAAAGCGCTCAATCTCGCCGGCTATGACATGCCGGTGCTCGGCTTTGCCGACGCGCAGCTCATCCAGTTCATGGCCCATGTCGGTGGCGGGGAGCCCGGCGCCGAAACCGACGAGCCGACCCGCGAGCTGACCAGTGACGAAAAACCGTTGATGATCGCCGCATGGCAGAAGCTCGCCGGCGAATGGCTATCCATCATCGAGCGCCAGGAACTGCTGTCGACCAATTTCACCAAGACGGCTCTGGCGGTGCATTTCCTGCGCGCACGATTCTTCGGCATCCCGATCCCGGCGGCGGCGACGCTCGCTTATACGCCGCACCGCGCACTCATTGCCGGCGATCGTCATTCGATCGCCGATGCGCTGCGCATGGCAACGACCAACCAGGACGACATCATCGAACGGCTGTGGTTCGTCATTGGCGGACAGCCGCGGCTCGACAAGCTTTACTCGGGCGCTTTGCCGTTTATCTCGGCGCGCATGCCGGCCGATTTCCCCAGCGAATTGGCGCGTTCGCTCTATGACGAATTCACCTCGCCCGGCGGCAAGGTGCTCGATCCGTGCAGCGGCTGGGGCGGCCGCATGCTCGGATTTCTGTTGAGCCATGCGAGCCTATATCACGGCTTCGATACCGACGAGCGCTCCAAAGACGGCGTTATCAAAATATATATCGACCTGAAAGATTACACCGCCGGCAAGCACCGTGCTTGGATCCTCGGCACACCATTCGAGGATGCCAAACTCAAGCCGCACTTTTACGATTTCGCGCTGACCTCGCCGCCCTATTTCAACACCGAGAAATATGGCGGCGAGCATTCGTCCTGGCGGCGCTATCAAAGCCTCGAGGCCTGGACCGCCGGCTTCTACCGCCCATTGCTGAACAAGGTATCGCACGCGCTCAAACCGGGCGCCACTTTCGCGTTGCAGATCGGCAATCAGACCTATCCGCTGGAACAGCTCGCCCGCGATCTGGCGCCCGATTGCGCGCTCGAACATGTCGAGACCCGCATGACCGACATGTCGGCGCACGGCTATGTCGGACTTGGTAGCGACGGCGCAGTGCCGCGCGATCCGCGCGAGCACGAAGTCATCGTGCTGCTACGGGCGCGCCGGACCCGTCACGTTCCAAAACAGCACGCGGCGGCCCAACCGGTAGCTGCGGGCAATGGCTAGCTCCCAGGCCTTGGCGTCGTAATGCGGATCCGACGGGAACGGCGGGTTAAGCCGTGCATGCGCCTCGAACGGCCGCGGATAGCGCAACTGCTCGGCGGCCCCGAGCGCGGCCTGCGGGATATTGCGGCCGACCGCGACCGCGACGTGATGCGCGCCCGGCCAGGCCGCCTGCAATGCGCGCGACAGCGTGCCGGAGCCGGCCGCGCACCAGACCTCGTCTGGGCTTTCCTTGAGAGCGCGCGCGGCCATAGCGATCGCCGCGATCGCCGCGGGCGTATCCATGCCGAACGGCGCCAGCGCGGCGCCCTGCGTTTGCGCATAGTCGCGCGCTTTTGCCTGCACGTTCGACAGCATGCCGAACGGCACTTGCACGACTTTTGCGCCGAGCGCGCGCGCCTCGATCTGACGCGGATGCGCGATACGCCGCGCCGCCACGAACAGCGTCAAGCGCTTGCCGAGCGCATGCGCGATATAAGCCAGCGCATATTGCGCGCCGCCCTGCGCCGGCGTCGCATAAACGACCTCGTCGGCTTTAGCGAACAACTCCGGCACGAACCGCGCCTTGGTGCCGCCGGGATAAAGATCATCGCGGATAACGCCAATGCCGCAATGCTCTTCGATCTTCGGTTTGCGCATGATCGCAAAAAAAATAGGGCCGCGCTGGCGACCCTAGTTTGACTATTGGAGTCTGATACATGTCAAACGAAAGACGTGGACCAGACCGTTGTTATGCCACGCCCGTTTTTTGCTTGTCAAACAACAGCCTCTTCCAATCATGCCGCCAGGGCCATTTGCGTTAAAGCCGGCGCGCCCTTATGGACCGCTACTTTGTCGGCCAGAACAAACAGGGCACGATTGAGCCTAACATCCTGATCGACCCCGCGAATTGCCCGCGAGCGAAACATGCGTCGACGCATGTTGGCGTCAAGCCCTTCCGCCATGAGCCCGCCGCGAATGACGTTCTCCTGCACCACATTGAAAGTTTTCCACAGATTGGTGCCAACGTCTGGCTCGCGCCGCGGATTGAGCAATTGCGTTGGCGTGATCGCGGTCTTGACCTCGCCCGCCGGATTGGCAAAGCGCAATTTGTGCGCCGCTTCGGCAAACGCCAAGCGCTCGTCGGTGTCGAGATTGATCGCGCCCCACATACGCGGCGCCTCCAATGCCCGCTCGGCTTGCTTCAACACCTCGAACGAGCCGTCGATCACCTTGTGCACGGCGTCGCCGGTATGGCGGACTTTCAGCGATTCGGTCTGCCCGACCGGCGCGATCATGCCGTTGAGGCACAGGATCTCGAACAGCCCGGCAAAGATGTCCCAGGCGCACGAACCGTCATTGCCGTTCTTTAAGCCGATCTCGAAGATGGTCGAGCCGCGCTGGTAAATCTTCGCCTTTTCCAGACGCCGCAGCCGCAGCAAGTGCTTGGTGAAGGGGCCGCGATCTGGATCGCGGCTGCGCGATTGCCGCGCGTCGACAATCGAGAACCCCTCCTTGGCGAGGCCGCGCAGCGCCTCAATGGTCGGGATCGGCACGAACCGCTCCGAGCGCGAGCGATGCGCGCTGGTGGCGAACACGCTGGGCGCATAGCGGCGCAGCTCGTCCTCGCTCAACGGCACCGCATGGGTGAAGCTGGTATGCTGTAGTGCTGACATGTCAGACTCCCTTATGTTGCTGATTCGATTATTCGAATCACTTTCGCTTTTATCAGAGTTTTAAATCATTTGCAAATCTGCTCGGTCACGTCGTCGCTCTCCTGTATAGCCGCAGGCGCTGGCGGATGAATGAGATCGCGCGTCGCCTCCGACAGCCAAGTGAGCGCCGTGTCGGCATCGATCCAGCCGCGCTTCATCGCGCTGCCGATCGTATCGACCTCGATCATCATCAGCTTTAGCCGCCGGCGCACCTGGCGCAGCTCGCCCAGCACATAGCGATCGAACGAGGCCTCCTGGGCCTTGAGTTCGGCCGCGATCGCGGCTTCGGCCTTGGCCAATTGTGCATTCTTGAATCGTTGTTCTATGTCGGTCATGGAATTGTGCTAGTTGTTTGTTTCATGTGGCTGTGGGACACCATCAATCAGATGAACACCCGTTTGGTCTCGATCGAGGCCAAACTCGACCGCCTGTTAGCCAGGGAGAACCGCGTTATGGCAACGATCGCCGATATCCAGACCGCCGTAGCCAACGAAACCACCGTCGTGCAATCGGCGGTCACGTTATTAAACCAGCTCACCACCGCGCTCAAAGACGCGCTGGCCTCCGGCGATCCGGCTGCCGCCCAGACGGTGGTTGACCAGATCACGGCGGCGACCCAATCGCTGGCCGAGGCGGTGGCCGCCAATACCCCACAACCGGCACCCGCGGCCTAGATTTTCACGTCCCAATCCTCGTCGCGCATCAGCGCCGAGCCGGCCGGCGGCGTGCCGAATTGCTCGCGCACCCGGCGGATCGCCGCTTCGTCGCGCTCGGCGCGATCGGCGGCCTCGTCATAGCGCCGCTCGCCATTGTCGCGCTGCCATTCGGCGCGGCGCTTCGATTTGGCCCATTTGATTATCTCCCGCTTGATCCAGGCGGCAGTCTTGGTGCTGATGATCTCGGCCGGCGCGTCGTCGCGAAACGAATTGGCCGGCCACACCCCGAATTTGTCGCGGTACTTGTTGGCCGCCCAGCCGTCCTTGTAACCCTTGTCGCGGCCGTAAGCGCGCAGTTCGGCAAAGACAATCCGCTTTTCCGCCATCGTTGCGCCGTTCGGCTTGATCTCGACCAGCTCGCCGTCTTCCTCCTCGACATTGTTGACCGCCACCGCGACAAAGCCGCAAGCCGGACATTTGGCAAGATGCGGCGGCTTTAGAAACGAACAAGCCGGGCATTCCTTCGGCAAACGGATGCGCGTCTCTTTCTCGCTCGTCTCATGGGTCTTGCCGTCGTGCAGCACGGTGTGGCTGGCATCAACATCGGTGACAAAGCCGAGCCGCAGGTGATTGTCCGAATGATCGAGAATGAGGCAATGATCCTTGCCCGCCGCCGTGCGCAGTCCGCGCCCGACGATCTGCACGAATAACATTTCCGACTTGGTCGGCCGCGCCATCACGATGCAACGCACATCCCAATCGACCCCGGTGGTCAGCGTGCCGACATTGCAGACCACCTTGTAAGTGCCGTCGTGGAATTTCTTCTTGATCGCCTTGCGACCCTCGACAAACTCGCCATTGCGCTCGCTATCGACGTCCTTGGTATAGGCATCCTGATAGCCGCTCGGGATGCCTTGCTCGATGAAGCGCTGCTGCAAATGCTTGGCATGCGCGCGATCGACGCCAAAGCACAGCGTCGGCCGGCCATCGGCATGCTTGAGCCAGGTCTCGACCACGTCGGCGACGAGCGCCGGCTGATCCATGCGCTCTTCGAGCTCCGACACCACATAATCGCCCTGGCTGGTGTGCACGCCCTCGAGGTCGGGATGGCTCGGCGCATAGACTTTAAACGGCGCCAATAGCCCGTCGTCGATCAATTGCTGGGTCGATGACGCGATGATGTGCGGCGAATGAAAATAGGCGCCGAGCCCCTTGGTCCACGGCGTCGCCGAGAGCCCGATGATCGGCACCGACGCCAATTCCGGCCGCATCAGCATCTGCTCGTAGAACGTGAACCATCTATGCACCTCGTCGATCATGATCACCGTGGCATTCGGCAATTCGCGCCGCATCAGCGTCTGCACCGAGGCGATCTGCACCGGCTGCGCCCAATCGGTCATCATGTGATTGGCCTGGATCACCCCGACATCAGTAATGCCCTGGCCATAGAACATTTCCACGGTCTGATCGATCAGCGACAACGCCGGTACCGTGAACAGAACCCGGCCTTTCTTGCTCAACGCCGATTCGACTAACGCCGCCGCCAGAACGGTCTTGCCGTAGCCGGTCGGCGCCTGCATCACGATGCGATAGATCCTCGCCTTAACCGCCGCCCGCAGCTGCTCCAAAGCGGCCTTCTGGTCGTCTCGTAACTCGCGCATTGTCAGACTCCATTGTTTTATTTGATTCGCTAATCTTTGCACGATCTAGATGGCCGCGCAAATTTAATTAGTCACAAGGTTCCCCCCGATATTCGAGCGTGTTGCGGATGAACTTCAACGCCTTTCGCAAGAAGTCTGCCGACGCATTGGCAATCGCGGCCTCGATCAAACGGCCGCGCCAGCGATCTGATGACAGTCGATCGCGCGTATGCGCCCAATGTTCGATGTACTCATAAATTTGAGCTTGAACTGTTTTGCCGGCCACCGGTCCAAACAATTGTGAACGACCTTTGTCCCAGCGTTCGAGCGACCATGCTTGCGGTATATCCTTGCCCCACTGTCGAATGACGCTGAACAGACCGGTGTTCATCAAAGCGCGCAGCGTGCGCTCCTGGCCGACGGGAATTTCCTTGCCTGGATCCTTGCTCTCGCTAATGAGAAAAAAATTCTTGATCTCTACCGCAGCATCAACATCCATCGGGCTAATGCCACGTGGGCCGTATTCGAGCTGACCATTGATTGCTGGTATCCAATGATCCCACGTCAACGGGCCGTCGAAACCAGCCGATGGGCCGCGCTTGAATGCCTCGGGATAGATGATCGTGCTCGGCAGATCGTCGCTCATGCCGCCTTCTCCACCACGGCCTCATAACCAAATGTTGTCCACCCGGCTACGTCACCGCGCGCAAACAATTCAAGTCGCTCTGCCTTGCCATAAGCCGGGTACATCTGTTCGATAATCTTGCGAATTTCTGGCGGTTTCTCGGAATGTTCGCGACGTGGATATTCGAATACCGATTCGGGCTTGTACTCCGCCGCTGGCATGTCGCCGCGGACTCCGACTAACAAGTGCTCGTGGCGATTCCTGAAGGTAAACCCGAGCCCAATCCCCTCTTTCACCCACACCGCATTGGCCCGATAGTCGAAACCCCATGCTTCCATGATTGGCTTCGCCCGAAACAATGTCGGCGGTGTCGCCCACAAAAACAACACTGCATCGTCATTGGCGATCTCTCTAATGGTATTGCCTTGGACTTTGAAATTTGAAATTTCTTCATCAGTCAGAACCGGATAATGCCGTTCTGGCGATCTGCCCTTGCCCTTATCGCTGTAGGTCTCGAACAACCAAGGCGGGTCGGCATAGATCACCGCGAACGGTCCTAGCAAATCCTCTCGACGTTGCGCCTGCGCTTCGCGGGCGATGCTGCGATGTTTGTCGGCCCGTCTAATCGCCTGCCAGAATGGCTCGGCCAATCGCACTAAATCGGAAAAGCTGCAAAACCGTGCCTGATCGCGCGCTTCGGCCAGGGCTTTGTGCACCAGCGATTCCTTGAGCGTGGCAATGCGCTGCGCGATAAATGCGGTCTGGTGGTTTAACTTGTGCGTTTTCAATAGCTTGCGGAAACCGTCTACCTGGTAGACAGTTTTCTTACTCGGTCGACCGCCCTTGGGATCACGAAAGATCGCCGCCAGGATTCGTCCGAGCTGCCAACGCGCCCACATCCGCGCCTCATTCACCGGCCGGATCGCATCCGGATCATAGAGCCCGGACTTGCGCATATATTGCTCGATAGCCTCGATTTTGGCCTCTAATTCGAGGATCGCTCCCGGCGTCTGCGCCGTCATAATCGCCTTCTGAATCGCACCGATATTGTAGGGCAGTCTATTCATCGATCTGGCTCCAATCTTGCTACGCGCGCGCCTGGAATTCGGTATCTCTGACTCAACACTCTCGGTCTTTCAGTTAAGGAGTCTGCCGAGAAGAAAGGGAAGAAAGAAAAGGAAGACAGCAAGAGATTGTTGAGTCAGAGGAATCCTCTCTAGAGAGAGAGACGCCCACCGCTGGGGGCAAGGCTCCGCCATCCACGCTGGCTCTTGCGTGTCACGGGCGAATCAGCTAGTGCTGG